TTATCTAGAAGTGAAAACGATATCTCAGCATCGGTGTAGGTTATGTTTCTACATTGGCCCTGTAATACAAGCTTAATATTGTCGTTTTCAAGCTCATCTAACCAATGATAAAGATCGAAGTCAGCATTAGCGAAAGAAGACGTATGGATATGGTCCTGAAGTATCTGAGTAGCATTCGATATGCTTATGTTTGCCGAGAATGTTGGCAAGAATCCAAATAATACATCGCTAGTAGACGTAACAATGTTGGGAGATCTTACGATTAGGGGCTCGAAATATACAGCCCTGGTAGAGCTATCTGTTGGTATTCTGTTTATGTGTGCGTCAAACGTACCTAAATAAAGCTCGTAGGTAGGTATGACCTCAGAAGAAGCGGGATCAGATCCTATATCTAAGGTTAACTCTTCTGTTGTTGTATCGTAGTACCACTCGTTTGAGGCCACGCTAGAAGAAGCCGCCTCTGTTAGGGCAGAGCCATCTGCTAAAACACTGGTGACTTGGCCGTAGTCAAACGCTATCTTGTATATAGTGCCACTAACCAATGACCATGAGCCGGTGATAAGCCTTCTCGGCTTTATAACAACTAGGTACTGGCTATTTATGCCTTCCTCAGATAGTAGGCTTGCATATGTCACTTAAAACACTCCCCCGATTACGGTAGAGATAAACTTAGGGGACCTATTTATATTCTCTTTAGTCGGAGTGTAGTTCTCGGTATATACCGGATCGGGCCATGCGTTTCGCCAAGCTAGATAAGAAGACGAGGACGCGCTATAGCCTGTGCCAGTTAGAATGACGTTGTATTTATCACCGCCCCTTAGGTTTACATTGTCGAAAGAGAAGTAAATCTCTTTATTGCCGCTATTGTCTGTGAGGAGCTCCGCCTTAGTCCTAGAGTCTGAGGAAGAATATAGAAGCTTGCCGGGGGCGTTCTCTCCGCTATCAGTTCTATTAGAATAGATATTCATAGAGAGACCGGTAAATGTTGGATCATTTACTAATATAACCCATGTCCTAATGCCTATGATAATAGAGTTTTCAGGCATGATAATAGTTTGAAACTTAGAGTTGTCTGTTAGCTCTCCAGATGTTTCATATATATCACCGTAGACGGTCCAAACCATTACAGCTCCTCCCTCAGTGAGAATGTTGAAGAGAAGTTACCGGGAGACTCTAAACTCCAGCTAGGTGCCTGCTCAAACTTTACGTATCTAATAAAGAAGTTTGCAGCAGAGCTATAAGCGGCTCCGGGATCTAGAGAGATAAAGAAGGGAACACCTGTACCGTAGGTATCAAATATCAAGTCAAATTCTTCTCTTTCTGCAATCGTTAACCCAAACCATTGCAATTGAAAGCTCTCTGTCTTCTCTCTAATGTCTGAGAATGTTTGGCCGCCCTCTGAGAATACTGTCTCTGACCTATCTACCCAACTAGCAGAAAGCGGGAATTGTACCGCACCGCGAGTCGGCGCGTAGATATCTCCTAAGAATAAACTCCCGATCTCAACAAAGCCAAACGGGTTATCAACATCTACTATCTGTAGTCTCCAGAATCTTAGAGCCTGAGTATGTAAACCATCCATGCCAGATGTTTTAAATAATGACATGACATTCTCATCGTAGGTCACGGCCTGTTCGTATGTAGGCGAAGTCCAGATATCAGTCTCGTTGGCTTGTAGCTTTATCGTAGCGCTTGGGCTTATCTTTATAGGCTTGTTTCTAGCGCCTATTAGTACGAAGGAGTCGGGGTTAGTTGAGATACCGAAATCCCACTTAATCCATTCTTCTGTATGTAGTCTAAGCTCGTCAGCGGTGTATGTTAATGCTCCGGTATCATCTACCGCTGTATCGAAGCCCACAAGATCGGCAAAGCCGCTTGAGCTAACATCAGACCAGATACCCTCGAATAGGCCGCCGCCGCCAGATCCGTTTGATGTAATTTTGATACGCTGCGTTGTTGTATCTCTTTCTACCGTAGAGGTAGAGGCCCCGACTACTTCCATAGCCGCCTTTACCGCCGCAAAGAATGTAGTATCAGAGCTATATGTAGCTGCTGATAGAGTCACCGTAAGATCTGTTAGGGTAGTCTCTCTTATAACAAAATTATTATTAGAAGATGTAATCTCCCAGTACCCGTTAGAACGCCAAACCTTCGATCTTCTTTGCGCGTTATATATGTTTGTAGAAGGAAAAGCCGCCTGCTCGCTAGACGTACTAGCGTTTGCAAGCAATGTTAGGTCTAAGAAGTTGTCGTCTAGTATTGTTACACTCATGCTGTTCTAAACCCCTGCCTTCCTAAGTTTAAGTTAACCCTAGAAAGCTCTTGCTCGCTAACAACTAAGTTTATAGTTACGTTCTTCTGGCTGGACGCATTTATTAAATCCATCATCTGACTTATGCTTTGTTGCGGCGCTTGAGACTTTGAGCCCCCGCGTTCTTGAGCGTCCAAGAATGAAGATAACCTATCAACATCGCCAACAGGTATTACAAGCTCTCCAGATGTTAGACGAGCCGGGAATGTATCTCTAGGGAACCCCCTCGGTATTAGGCCACCAGTAGCAAACGGAGATCCGCTTATACCTGTAACAGCCCCCTTCTTCTTGCCGCCTGAGCCGCCGCCGAATGGATTGAACTTGTCGAATATCTCTTTAATTTTATCGGTAAACTTTGTGAATACCTCTCTAATCCGATCGGCGGGGTTAAACTTATTAAATAGCTCTTTAAGCTTCTCTACAAACGCTGGCTTAGATAGGCCAGCGGGTACCTTAATCTTTGGAAACTTAATGCCACCAGAGAATAGCTTAGCTATTTTCCCTACAATGCCTGGAGCGAGGTTTGTTATCGCACCCACTACTCCCTTAACAAGAGCTATGACTATCTGAGGTATTGCACCGATAATAGCAAAGATGATTTTAAATATACCGCCCTTAAGAATGAATACATCGATAAGAGAGAAGATTATCTGAGGTATGGCCGTTAGCACGCCCTCTACTAATGAGGCAATGATAGGGCCTATGTTGTTAGCTAAGGACACCACAAGGTCTGGAATAATCGCAATGATAGACTGAAAGATCTTAGGTATAGCCTTAAATATAGACTTTATAATCTCTGGAAGCCGCTTAAGAATAGTGTCAACAAGCTTAGGTATCCTAGATATAAATTGGTCGAATATCTCTGGTAGTTTATCTATGATCTTTGGTAGAGCTTCTAAAAGAACGTCTACTATCTTTATGAATGCATCCGATAGAACAGCGATAATCTTTGGTAGAGCTGCTACAAGGTTATCCACAATCTTAGGCACAGCAGCTACGAAGTTATCCACAATCTTAGGCACTGCTTTTATAAACTGATCTAGTAATCCTGGAAAAGCATCAATGAGGCTGATAGCAATCTGATCTAGATTCTGAAACGCTGCTATTAGCGCCTTCGGTATCTCGGCGATAGAGCCAAGAAAACCAGAGATCTGGTTAACAAAACCGCCGCTAATCTGATCGCCAACTAAGGCGAAGCCCTGTTGTGCGCCCGCAGCCACCGATGCTGTAATAGACTCGTTTTGTGCAGAAGATGCATCACCGGAAGCGGAAGCAGCATCTGGCTTAGCACCGCCGCCGCCTTCGCTAGATCCGAAACCTAAAGCACCAGATACGCTATCTAACGCACCAGAGAAGGTATCGCTTAGCCCTGAGAATGCAGTGGTAACACCTGCTGCTAGGTCATTGCCAGCCCCCGCGAAGTCGAAAGCAAGAAGCTTATCGAAGAAACCGCCGCCGGTTTGTGGGTTTAGATTAGAGAATGCATCGCCTGCACTGTTAGCCTGCTTCGCCGCCTCTGCTATTCTTAGACTAAGATCGATAGCAAGTTGAGAAGCCTTCTGGGCGCCAACATTAAAAGTATTAAAAAATTCATCACTAGCTACAATTGTTTTAAACGCACCCTGCTCTACAGCGTCAAGTCCTGTAGATAGCTTGGCTAGAGAGTCTGCGCTTACGTCGCCAACCTCCCCGGCCCTAGTGAGATTATCTCCAAACTTCTGCATAGACTCGCCAACAGACTCAACATCTACGCCCATTTCTTTGAATAGCGAGTTAACGCCCGGTATCGATCCAGAGAGGCTTGTGATTATGCCTATGAGTTGAACTATGTTTCCAAGTAGAATCGCAGTAACATCGGCTACCGCCGCTACCGAGTCTTTAACTATATCGAAGCTAAGAAATGCCTTTGTTAGGATGGCAACACCGCCAACCACTAGGCCGCTGAGCTTTATGATTGCATTTAGAGAACTACCAATCCCCGCAAGTGAGTTAATGACAGGAGGAACAGCAGAGACTATTGCTAATAATCCGTTAGTTATAAATTCTTTTATGTTAACGCTGTTATTCTTTATGACACCTATTAGCCCAGATGCGCCCTTAGCAAACTCGTTAATGCCAGCGATGATTACTGGATTCTGAGTTATAAAGAAGCCAAGCTCTTCTAGAAGATCTCCGAATGTATTACTAGCCTGGTCTACCGCGCCAGAGAATGTCTGAGTTAGGGCCTGAGCCGCACCGCCAAACCTACCCGCAACGAAATCTATAGCAGCGCCCGCTTGCAGTTGTTCCTTGGTTAGGTTTCTAAGCGCCGGGACAACCTCACCCAGCTCGCCCGTTAACCCGCCAAACGTCTTGCCAAGATTTTTAACCGCTGAGTCTAAACTAATACCAGTCGCCGCCGATAGATCTACCGATGCTTTCACTAACTGCTTAGCCTGTTCGTTTGTAGTGCCAAACGACTTAGCCAGGGCTAGTTGAGTGAGCGTAACCTCGTCGCCAGTAGTAGAGACTGCTTGCAAGTCAGATGCAAACTTCTGAAAGTCTTTACTGGCCTCTTCTGAGAAATCTCCTGATAGCTTTAGCGCTGTGTTGAGCTGCTTTATAGCGTCTTCTTGAATACTAGCGGCTGTTGTAACAGCATTTAGACCGTTTAGTATCTGCCTAGCACCAAGAAAGGCAACGGCCCCTAGAGCTATTGTCTTAAGGGCCGCGAAACTATTCTCTACTGATAGGAGTGAGCTTTTCGTGTTCTTTGCAAACTTCTCTACTGAGCGTTGAGCGTCTTTTGTTGAGGCTAGTAAGTCTAAGGTTATGTCTGCCATTATCGTCTCCCAGCCTTCTGAGGTATCTTCTTTACAGCCTTTTGAGCTTCTTCGGCTTTTATGGTTTCTATCTCAGCGTCGATCAGTACAAACGCATCAGCAGTTATGCAGTCTAACTGGTCGAATGACTCGGTATAACCTATCTTCGCCAGCCGTGACCTAGTAATAAACTCAGCTACAAAAGGAGCCGCCTGGTTTACATACTGAGCAGACTTGGTTTTCCATCCAATCCTAATCTGCTTTCGTATGTCGGCCCTTAACTCTCCCCCAGCGTTAGGCCATGCATAATGACTTGGCTGATTTCGCTCACTATGTCATTGCCTTCTTTGTAGTATTGTAAATCATCTAAACTCGTGAATACTTCGCCGTTGTATTTTAAATCTACAGAGACTACTAACTCTTTGAGTTTATCGAGCATTTTCTCAGCGAGATTAATACCCGATTGCAGATCTACAGAGCCGTCTTCTGACTTCTTAAGATCGGAGAGGCTCATCTCTTGAGCCAACTGTATTCTTTCCTTGTAAGTTGGAATTTTCAGCCGTACTTTACCTACAAATTTAGTCTTAACGAAGTTACCCTCGTTATCAGTTACACCTTTCGGTACATAATCAAACTCTTTCATCTAGAAACCTCTCCTAATTAGTTAATATTCTATAACATACTTAAAGCAATCTCTGCTTCTCCGCTAGAGTTAACAAAGGCTGATAGAGTCATGTTTAGAGTTGCTAGCCCGTCCTCGTCGCTAACTTCAAAACTAGAGATAGTGGCTGTTGGAAGGTAAAGACTTACAGACTTACCAGCTACCCAGTTACCTCCGCTCATCTCCCCAGCAGTAGCTTGGAACCTAGTCTCTACATTCTCTCTAAAGCGTCTAAACTTATCGGCATCATACTGCTCAAGAAGCGCAACAACCTCGACCTCTACCGTTCTTTCATTAATGATAGATCCTGATTTACCGGAAACCGCGCACACAGAGAGAATGTCTGTCTTAGGGGTGCTGATAGTCGCACTGATAGAGCTTGCTCCGAAGCAAACATTATCGGCCTGATCTCCAATCAGTACAGTCATAGCCTTGGCTACCAAGGGATCGGCGTCATCGAAAGAAGGAGTGTAGGCAGATGCAAAGCTTTGTGCATTATCTGAAGCGTAGGTAGTGGCCCCTGTATCGTCAGCAGCTACTGAAAACCCAATCTTGTCGCCAATCGTGTTAGCAGCATTAGTACCTGTATTCCAAAGAAGAGAAAGAACAGAAGATGTAGATGTAGCGATAGTGTATTTGCCAGTTGAATCGCTATAACTAACGCTATGTGTCTCAGCTACCTGTACGGTATTCATGGAAGTTTGTAGTGCAGATGCAAGCTCGTGAGGATCTTTATACATCTTGGCAGTGATAACCGCTGCAAACGTGTCGCCATCGTCAGTAAAGTCTAGGTAGATATCAGCAGCAGCTACTTCGATCGGATCATAGTAAAACTGAATACCTTCTAGCGAGTAGGATGCGTTAATTAACTGCCCTGCTTCCATAGAGATAGAAACCTCAGTAACTCTACATCCTGCTACTAGCTGAGTAGCTCCGCCGTTTCCGATGTACTGCCAGACGCTAAGAGTTTGGTGTCCTGAATCAGCGGGCAAGTATGTGATGGCCTCACCAAGGTCAACGCCCGTTCCAGGTGCGTCGTCTAAAGCAAAGTTTAGGGTTAAAGCATCGGTAGAGATCGACTCAACGTGTCTAATCTTATAGCCGTTAGTGCCGTCTTTAACTAAAAGGCCTTGGCCCTTCTGATAAGTGGCTCCCTCTCCCGAAGCTACATTAATAACAGTAGTGGTAGAAGAAGAAGCGGTATCATGCTCCTCACCCGCATCGTCTTCTGTACCAAACGCTGCTTTAAGAAGCTCGCCATAGCCAGGTGCATCGCCTTCTGTACCACTATGTCTTAGATAGTGAGAGAAGCTTGCAGCAGGATTCTCTAGGCCTGAGACAGACTTAGCAGAGCCCAGAGAGCCAGTAAGCTCAGCATTCTCTAGTGTTTCGATATCTGCTGTTACGGCTAGATCGTCTTGGATTGCAATGAAGTCAGCACCCGAAGAAGGCGCGACAGGTGTACCCTCCGTGGATTCGACAACTACGGCAAGCCGATTAGTCCTGGTTTGAATCGCCATTTTTTTCTCCCTTCCTTGGATGAAAAATATTTAGTCTTTAAATTGTATTTTCAAAATACTCGCTTTCGAAAACTATTTCCAAAAGAAAGTGTTTAGCTCTAGTACCCGATAAAAACTCTAGTCCGCCGTCCGATACGTACTTGCTTATGGCACAAGCCCCGGCTAAGGTCGGATCTCCCTCGATAGCCTTAACTAACAAGAAATGATCCTCTAAAAGGCTCTTTTCTATAGTACCACGACCATCGGCATCGCTCTCTGTGGTGGTTATTTTGTTGGTTAAAACAACGAAAAACTCCCTAGCTATGCTCATCTTTGGTGTTTTTAGCCTCTCGCTATTACTAGCTGGGCCGTAGCCAAGCCCGTAACCCTTGTTAAGGATCAGTGAGGAATTCTTTTCCGGGTCGTAAGGATCTGCAATCCTCTGATATGACGGCAGCGTAGACTCAATTTTAGCAATCCATGCAGCATGAATATCGGAAATTCTTGACATTAAACTACCTCGTAAAAAATCTAGTGCTAGATATTCTCTCACCCTCTGATAGGCGACCGTCTCTATTCTCATCTACGTTGTACTGGCTGACATTCAAGGCTTCCCTATACCTATCTCTAGAGATCTTCATATCGTCCCTAAAGTCTTCTCCGAAGGCCCCGTAAATGATCTCAGCACACTTGTGAATAGAAGCCTCATTAAACAATTCATAGTCTATAATCTGATCTCTTTCGAAGATAATCCGCCTAGTCCTTAGGTCCCTAAGAATGGTTTGAGCCGCAACGAATTGCTGCTCGTCCCAGTCTGTCTTACCAGCGGCAAAGCTCGTCTTTAGGTTAGCGTTATTAAGGTCTGGATAGAATGTGTATAAATCATCGTCGTCTGAAAACTTATGTCCTATATACTTAACAGCGGTTGTTGCGGCCAGATCTCCTGAGAAACCTATTCTCATCCAATAGTAGTCGTTTATATCAACGCCTGTTAGCCCAGTAACATCGAAAGCGTCTAGCTCCCTATCCCAGCCTTTAAGCCTATTGGCCTGAAACCTGAGAATACCGCTTTGCGCTAAGCTCGCGCCGCCATTTGACGTAAAGTCAAGAATATCAACAGCAGCTACCCAAGCCTCTGACCACCAGATATCTACCGAGATAGAAGCGGCCTGATCATTAGCAGTACTGACTTCGATCCATTTATGGTTAAACGGTAGAAGAGAAGCGATGTAGAGCTTATCCTCCGCTGCGACGATTGGCAGTGTTTCCGAGTCTGATCTAAAATCATTAAGTGTACTTGATACATCAATAATAGTTCCATTGTCTGACCAGAATACCCTTTGGTTAATTAGGTTTGACATTCTTATCACCCTCCCGTCTATCTGGTTTTACTGGCTTCTCTTCTCGCTCAGGCTTTACGGGCTTAGGCGGTTTAGTATCTTTGCGTATTTTATCGCTATCGTCTTTAGTCTTAGCGATCTCTGCCTGGGTAGATGATTCTGCATAGGTGCCGACAGTTGTCTTAACCGCCTGAAATAGGTTCTTCTGCTCAGGGTTAAGGCACGTTCTAACCGTAACCTTACCGTTAGTCTCTTTAAACTTCTCGACTTCTCGGGTGTTTATGTTTCTTGGTAAAGCCATCTAAACTCACTAAAAGCGGGAGCCCCCACTTAGGAGGCTGCCCGCAATTAACTAATTAAACTGCGTTGTATCCTGATAGGTATACATGGACTTTACCAGCGGTAAGGTCTGCTGTACCGATATCAAGCAATACATACTCGTCTGCTTGCATAACAAAGCCGTTAGCTGTGGCTGAGTCATAAAGCACAGCATCGTCTATTAGGTTAGCAACAGCGCCATCGGTTGTGTCGAGGATAGCGTCAACATTGCCGCCCTCTACACCAATGGCTACTGTGGCAGAGCCGTCAGAGGCGCATGCTGTCTCTACGTGTACGCGAGCTTCTGAAACAACACACTTAGCAGCGGCTTGGCCGATACGGATTGCATCGGCGAAAGCTCCGCCGTCTACTGCGAAATCATAAGTTAGTTTTTTAGTCCATCGCTCACCAGAAAATGCGTCTCCGAATTTCTTGATAGCGGTGCTTGCAACTGTAGTCATTATTAACTCCTTCGTTTAATTATTACATTGCCTTGAAAGTAGCATACGTGGCCGCTACTCGAAGCCGTGAATCCAAGTATCTTAATAGGTACTTTAATAGACCTAATCATCTCGCAAAGAAGCTCAGGCGAGGTAGCCACGAGACACTGAGTGCTATCGTAAACATTCAGTGAATCGCGTACCACGTGATCTTTAATGTTTTGAGACGATGTAGCCATTAAGTACTATAAACCTGGATATGTTTTAAGTTACCGGCGACGCCTAGCGCAGCTCCGAAAACAACGTCAACAGACATAACGTATCCAAACTTCTTTTGGCTGTGAAGGTCAGAGACTTTCGCCTGTACTTCTGTTTGCATAACCATATGCAAGAAGTCGGGATGGAAAGCCAATGCACAATCAGCGCCAGCAGAGCCAGGAGACAACTGCAAGATACCATCTGAGTTATCTTCTAGGATGTTAAACCCAAAGCGTTGGCGAGCCATTTGGCCGCCGATGATTGGAGTATCTTGTGCGCCGAAGTCAGCACCGGCCAAAGTGGTGTCATCAAGCATGTCGCCGTAGTAAACCGGATCAGCTAGCAACCACCAAGGCTTATCACGGCCCCACTTAGCCTGTGCAGCTAGTGTCCGAGTGGCAGAAACCTGAGCAGCATTGAAGTCAGTTACGCTAGCGATAACGTGATCTGGAGCCGATGTGCTAGGAGATACCAAGCTATATAGGTAGTTGTTGATCTGCTTATTCATGGCGTGTAGCAATGAAGTCCGAATGTCTGAATCTTGCGCGTCAAGTTGAGACTGCAAAACAGCTAGGTCTTCAAACTCAAAAGAGGCAACCGCTCTTTTGTTTGCTTGAATAGAGATTCGCGTCATGTCTAACTGCTCTGAATCAAAAGAATCAGCATCAGTTCCCACAGTTAGAAGACTGCCTGTAGGTGCGTTAATTTGTGAAACATAAACAGTATCGCCTTGGCGTTTAAGATCGCCTTGGTATTCTCTGTTAACTAGACCACCCAATAGCAATGATTCACGTAGTTCTTTGGTAAACATTGGAGCCCAATATTTTTGAACCTGATTGGAAACATCACCTATCTGAGTAACTGCCATTTTTCCCTCCTTGGAAAATTAGTTTTGGCTGAGGACTGTAGGCTAATCGTCTACAATCTGATCCTTTCGCCATTTTTTCATGTCTTTGCCCGAAAGCTTTTTCCATTCACTATAAAGAATTGTTCCAGACAGATTGGCTTCGCCCATGGGATAGACACTAGTGCTTGTCTTCTCGTGAGGCCTAGAAACTAGTTTGGCGTGTTTTTTAACAAACCTTTCTACTTCCTTAGTGACGCTCATCTCGTCGATATCTCCGGTTTCAGGGTCCATGAGTATCTCGTCTGTATTAATAAAAACGTGATAATCAGGGTCTACACTGCCTTTTAGGGCAGACGTAAAAGCAGCTAACTTGCGTTGTCTGTGGATATCGCTAACAAGTCCTTTAAACTTACCATCTTTATCCTCAAGCTCCTTCTTCGTTCTCTCGTATAATTCTTTGTACTGATTCTGCTCTTTAAGGCTGTTCTCTTCGGCTTCCTCTCGCTCCCTCTGGAGGTCTGAAAGCTTAGACTCAACTTCCTTTAACTTCTCTTGGTAGTTCCGCTTCTCAGTTAAGACTTTGGAGTAAGAACGATAAGGAACGCTTTCGTTTTGCTTACCTTCATCCGAGTTAACACCAGAATCTAATTCCGTCCTGACATCACCCGCCGCTCCCCCACTGGTAGGATTATCGGTGGCTCCACTGGAAGCCTGGGCATTACCATCTTGCATAAACATTATCTCCCTATAAAGTTACTTTTGCAATATGTCAAACATCAATGTCGACAATGCGTTGTCTATAAAATTCGGATATTATTTTAACTTCTGCCTGAGATAGGTTTAAAAACTCTCTGCCCATTTCCGCAAGAAAATCTGCTTTTTTCTTAGAAGCTCTAGAGTTAAAACCCAAGGTAAAGCCCCCATTCTTTAAATCAGTTGTTCTGAGGTCGCTTAGCATTCTGCCTGTAAATGTATTGTTAGGTCTACTAATAAATGCGAAACGACTGAGCTTAGAGGATTGCCGGGTGCGTTGTTCTATGTAGGACTCTGATAACGGAGGAAACTTAAAGCGTCTACCGCCACCCTCTCTAACAGAAGGCTTAACGCCAAAGCCCTGCCTAGTACGTTCTTTGACTAGGGATAGAACAAACAGAGCCAAGGCCCTCATATTCTTTCTAGAGTTATTAGCCTTAAGCTCTTTATCAAACTTCTTTAGGAAGTTCTTTATATCAGTCTTGATTGGCATATCGTTTCACAATCTCGTCTAAGTCTTTTTTCGTGAGCCCAAGAAAGGGCCTAGCCTTCGATGGATCTGGAGATCTGCCATAGCTGCCTATCTGATTGCCTTCGGCCTTAGCGTTTTCATCGGTGCCGTTTCTAAACCCGATAAGAAGAGAGCCCTTCTTGTGAGATAGAATATCCATAGCTGAAAACATATCACCGCTAAGTATTAGGTCTACATCAGATCTAGAAGAGCCCTTAGCCTTGGCATATTCTTTAGAGTATCCCGGAAACTTCTTGTCTCTACCTGTGTCGGGGTTAAACCCTTTGTTCTCGTTTATAGCACGCTCTTGAATGTGCCTTAGTATGTCTCTACCAATTGCCTCTCTAACAGAGGGCGGGAGATCTTCCGGGAGGTCTATTCTTGTCTTTTGCCAAGCCATACGTGTCTACTCGCCTAAACAACTTTTAATAAACTTAAGAAGCTTATCTACGCGGCCCCTTTGGTACATCTGCATGGGGCTAAACTCCCCCAGGTTATCATTCTTAGAAAGAAACCAAGCGTTAGCCTTATCCTCGTCGCAAGAGAAGCGCCAAAGCACTAGGTGCCAACACTTAGAGAAGGTATCTAGATCGGCCTTAGCCTTCTTACTAAATAGACTCTTCTCCAGAGCCTCCAGCCTCGTCTTCGATAAGCTCATGAATATGCCCCTCTACCTCTTGAACGATATAGCTCATTATCTCATGAGTATGCCCGTTTTCCATAGAGGTAGAGCCGTTTCCATCGGCGTCTACGCTATAGGTATGCGTATGGCCATCGGCTTCTGAGGTTACTCCTGAGCTAGAAGCCCCATTTTCTTCGGCTTCTTCGGGCGCTTCTTCTTGGGCCTCTGGTAGCTCGATAGTTCTTTCATTATCTATATCCTCTATTAATGCATCGATCTCTTCTTCTGACATATCGGGGTTAAGAGTTTTGAGGGCTTTCTTTCTAGATGTAAACCCGGCATCCATCTCCGCCTTAAGGTTAGCGACTAGATCTCCCCTAGTCTCAAGTGGCTTAGGCTCTAAGAATCTAGTTGAGATGTAGGCGGTGGGTGTAAGCATAGCCTGATTCTCGATAAGCCCGTTAATAGCCCAATAGGGATGCATGTAGTTAAACACCAAGTCCCAAAGATCCATCTCCGCATTTTCGTAGTACTCTACCTGCTTCTTTCTCGCGTCTACGGTATCCATCTCATCTACAATCTTAGAGATACCGGAAACGAAGTTATCAGCAGACATGTCTCCTACAGATCCAGGCCTAATGCCCTTGGTGTTAAGCCAGAAAGATAACTCAGACTGAATAAAGTTAAGAGTCTCAGAGATATCTATAACGGGCTTGATAGTATTAATTTGAGGTTGCTTGTCGCTGTTAGGGTCTGACTTAATAGACCAGAATGCGTTAGGAGCCCTTTGCAAGCCAGCATCGTCTATATCTATCCCGTATGTAATAGGGAAGGCATTATATCCCACACCATAGTTAAGATATGCTAGCTGATTAGGTATCTCTAGAGTCATCGCCAAAACATCTGTGTCTAGCGTCGGTATTAGTTTGTTACTGCTCTGATTAATGTATACATACGGTATTCTGCCGATGAAATTAATACCCGAAGCGTCTCCGAGATACCTATCCATCATATCTAGCCTAACTTCAAACTTACTATCCCAGATAAGTACCTCGTCTTTAGTCCAGGTGAGATAGATAAGTACATTGCCTTCCTCTGAGCATTCCTCAGTCAGAATGACAGTCATGTGAGTAACCTTAGTGGGGTTAAAAATATCGTCTGAGTATGGGATAAATCTATCGTTTGGAATAACCCGGAGCTTAGGAGCTCCGTCTTCTATGTAGGGCTCTACTAGGGACGACTTAGTTAGGTTAAAAAACTCGTTAGATATATTCATCATCTGATTAACCCTGAAACTATCTTCGTACCAAGAAAGAAGCCCTGAATCCTCAGGCGTGCCGCCCTCTACAGATCTTGTGACGTTCTGCTGATAGATTTTGCTTAGCTTGTCTATGATCTTCTGTAGGACGTTTATAGGCACGATAAACTTAGCGGCTTCTTTAGCCTGCTCTGCGTTTAGTACATTGGTTAGGTGCCTCTCTAGGTAGGGCTTAAGGTTCCCGTCGTATATGTCTACCAGCTCTTTGTTGGTTTTTCTGTAGTTACGATAATTAGATATATGTTTTTGTAATGACTCTAAATCACTTCTCAGTGCCATGCTCTAGCCCTTCCTTGGTTAGATCACTCTGCTTGTAGACCTACCGCGAGTTCTGTCTGTTACTGTCCTTACTACGCCATATCCTAGCGCAGTTGTAATATGTTGAAAACGTTTAGAATCGTCCTCTATGTATTGGCCGCCCTTCTTTAGGGCAGTAAGCCTAAGTCCCTCGTCTACAGTCTTGGCTTTTTTATAAACAAATAGCCGCCTATCTCCGTTGGTATTTAAGCAATAGGCGTTAACCATGTTATGCCTTCTCCTAACGGGAGGGTTAGACCTAGATACAGCCATCTCAAAATCAAGAAAGGCCCCCTTAGGAGTCTGATACTTTGACAGATACATGCTTATAATATCATAGTCGCTTTTAATACTACGAGTATCTCTATTCTTACCAGATGCATCGCCGTTAACAATGTATTTAGTTCGGTAGTCTAAAAGCTTCTTATCTGCAAGCTCTTCGCATGAGCCCATAGTCCTCATGCCGTCTACTACTACCTCGTCGAATACGTGAAACTCATCATTTATGTATTGGAACAAACAGCACGATAAAGGCTTACCGTCACCTATGTTAAAGTCCCAAGATATATGGATAGGGTGAGACTCATCTACCTCGTAGTCTTTATCTATAAAGTTATGATCTCTATCGTAAGCATGATAAATAACCTCCGTAGCTATCTCTAACCATTCTCCATAGATCATACGCCTAGCCATCCTGGGATCTAAATCTTGCTTTAGCTGGGCGATGTATTGAGGCGGTAAAAACGGGTTATCTGTTGTTACGGAATAAAACACCTTACGAGAATCAGACTCATTTTCTATGAAATACTTATAGGCCCAATGGGCCGGGGAGTCTGGGTTCGTTGCCGATATTAGTATCTGCTCAGGTACATGAGGAAGCCTGCCTATCCTCATCTTTAGCTCCTGATAGGCCTCATCTGTTTTATTCTCTGTTAACTCTTCGATTGCGGCTCCCGATAGCTCTAAAGATCTCAACTTATAACAATGCTTATCTCTCCAAGATCTAGTAATAAGCTCAGAGCCGTTTCTAAAAACCCAAGAGCATTCTGATTTATTGTGTATGTAATCAGAGCCCTCCTTAAGGTCGTTGCCTATATGCTCGATGACCTTCTTTACTAAGGTATCTTTGAGATCTGGCAAAGACTCTCTGCCAAGAAGGAATCTAGCTCTCGGATACATAAAGCAATGAGATACACCGATATGAGCAAGGAGAATAGACTTAGCACTGCCGACAGAGCCACTAAGAAGAATCTCCAATATACCCCTCTGATAATCATGCCCCATTCTTAAGAGCTTAAGAACTTCCCTCTGATATTTTACCTTCGATGGATCGAAAGAAAATAATGTGGGAGTAGAGGGATTACTCATCTAGGTTGTAAGAGAATTTAAAAGGCTCATCCTGAGTTATGGATGCATCTACCCTATCTCGCCACTCAGTAGGCCTTCTATTTTTAAGCCAAAATATCTGAGCCGTAACATCAGGGACATAATGTTTTTCATACTCTGCTGTTATAACCCTGCCTTCATATGTAAAGAATTTAGTATCCTTATGAGAATAGCCAACAGCCTTTTGAAATAACGATGCTTCTACTAAGTCATCTGCAATATCTTTAGATTCTTTTACAGACTGACGTAACTGCTCATCAGCTTTTTGCCATCTATAAAACGTTCTATCAGAGATATTAAGCATCTCAGCTATTTCAATATTAGCTTTGCCTTCTTTAGCGAGATTTAATATAATCTGTCTAAGGTTCTCTGTAAACTTACTAGGCCTTCCGCCTGCCATAACTCCCCCAAAATCGGCGACACGATACGCATTAGCTCGCCCAATATTATGGTAACATCGTTTCCCGCAATACATTAAATTTTACATATCATAGCCACATTTGCTGTCTCTTGCAGCTAACTAAATCTCCCGAGAAACAAAGAAAGATTGTAACGATTAATATGTGTTGCAAAAAATAGCTTGACACGTTTTCTCTAGAGGCAGATCATTATTTTTGATGGGACATCAAATACCATCGCCTCCAGGCGATTGGTAGTTCCGACCTAACGGTCGGGCACGTCCTCTTCTAGCCGGACGGGCATAGCCTCACCTTCGTGAGGCCTCTCTTTTCCAACTATTTCTTGGCTCTTCTCAAAGATCTTACCTTGAGTCGAAACTGCAAGTGAGACTCTTGGGAGATCAGCAGCTCTTAGGACAAGAAGCCATTCTCCTCTGTTTCTCCGATGCGCCACTACAGGGATATTGTCTCCAGCATCGCTCACCGCTTGCCCAATCGCCCCATATGCGTTGAACCTCTCAGTTCTTTTGACTTCCCAGTGAATCGGTAACTCACTGACGACATCAGGAGAATCAGGGCCTCCACTGTATTGAACGCCACGCCTAGCATCAATATTCCAATTATCTCGAATGTACCGGGAAAATTCTCGCTCACCCGAAGCTCCTTTGTTTCTTGAGTTTATCTTAGCCACAAAATACCGCCAATGAATGAATAGGTCTGTCTAGAGAGATCTCTTAAGCTCAGAGATACGGGATATGATCGATTGTACTGAGGGAAATGCACCGTCTGGGGTATCGTCTAGCTCTTCGTAGATATCACTAACGGCCTGGTTAGCGAGTTCAAACCCGTAGGAGCTAACAACCTTGCCGTAGATAGATAAATCCTCTACCTCCATACGGCAGTTAATCTTGTCTCCACACATTTGAAGTAGTCTGTAGAATGAGGTTTCTAAGTCGATGGCCTGCATGTTTGTCTCCCAGTTCGGTAGTGAGTTGCAATCTTGTAATTACAATTGGTACATAGTTCATAAATTCTATTATTAGTTACTAACGGTTTTATGTAGAATTCACCACATAATTTCTCGTGAGCTCTAACCCTCTTGAGAAAGGCTTCTTCGGCTTTCTTAACATGTTTGCAGTCGGATGGGTCTTCTGATGATCCGGGCATATCTTAGCCTCTTTATGTTTGGTGCAAGCCAAGGCTAGGCAACATCCGTGTCGCCGGACATATATACCCCTGCCAGGGTTAAACATCTTTAGCCTTAGCTTGCCGGGTTATTATCCGTGTGATCTTATGCCCATGTCAAACCTCCTAAGCTACTTTTTCTCAACAGAAGCAGCTAACTGCATCCAATAGAGAGACTCCTGTAATTTTATTAGGGTTTGTAGCTTTTCGCAAGAGGGTGCGAAGCCCTGGGCCTCTTCGATACACCGCATTATTAACTCTTTAAAAGTAGGGGTGGCTTCTGACATGTTAGCTCCTAAATAAGAAAATCGCTTATTCCACGCTCTTCTAATATTGTATAAAAACGATTCTTTAGTACGTCGAAAGAATCAGCAGTCATGCTATGAGTTTTATCTAGGTACTTGATAAGTTGATCCATCTCTAGAATAGCTATGTAAAAGTCGTTAGCTTTGACATATATCTCGTGATTCTCCCGGTCGTCTGGATCGTCTAGGTTGAACTTTATGAAGGCTTCCATCTGAGGTCTTTTCAGTGAGGTTATCGATGTTGCGTATCTCGATAGTATCATTGGGTGCTAACTTCGGGCCAGCGAGAGTAAACCTTTTGAGCTTATCAGAGCCCCAAAGCGGGATTTTCTCCCTCCAGTTAGGGTTGCGATGAGATACACCACAGAAGTTACACCTAAACACATAAGACTCGTTGAGATTATTCTTATCCCAAGCAGTCAGTAGCCCGCCGCCAGAGCAGAATGTGCAATTAGATAGCATGTG